TTAAGATGCATAATTAAATACTTGTGGATTATTACGTTTTTGGTACTGATTTCTTAAATAGCTAATTAGATTATCGAAATTGGTTATAAATCCTTCATTTATTAAATCTGAGACCTTCTTTTCAAGCTGCCATAATTCACGTTGTTTCATTTCGTCACCGTACTTGTTACGTAGCATTTTCTCATGGCTGTTAAAGATGACCCAGTTTAACGCTTCACCAACCTTCTGCATAGCTTTAGGCATAAAATCCTTAGGAACTATTTTCATAACAGCAGATGAAAGTTCTTTGTAAGCATCGCCTGCATCATTGCGATAACGGATCATTTCGTCATATACAAAGCGTAATACCTTTACTTCAAAGGTTGGATTTATCCACATGGCGAACTTAATAAAGAGTAGCGGATTCATCCAAACCTTATCAGGGGTTTTACCTTCTTTTGTATTTCGTCCTTTAATCTTTATAAGTAGTTGATTTTCACCAATGTCGATTTTTGCCCTATGGCTTTCATCCTCTGCAAGAGCCTTTAAAAACTCTTTCACTTTCGTACTGTCTATAAATTCAGACATCCTTCTTCTTGGATTTCCTTCCACACCATTCCACTGCCGGAGAAGTTCACTTCCGTCAAAATATCCATCACTTGTGCGCTGTACTACTCTAAAATTATCAATGTATCGCACCATTTCTTGATTTGTTTTCATATCTTTGCATCATCATTGAATTTGATATTATCCTCATTGGTAGCTCGGTCAAGCACTACCTTTGAGGATTTTCTTTTGACCGATTTTGTAGCAAGCGAGGATTCGAACCTCTCACGCCTTACCGACTTGCTGGACCTGCCACGCCTGGCATATAAAAAGCGCCAAAGGAAAGCTCCTCACTTCTCACCGATGGCGTTATATCTTTCAGCCGTGAGGATAGCCGTATTATTTTCTATGCACAAATTTATTTCATGTCCAATTCCAAGCCTAAAAAAATCAGAGATTAAAATTGACACTTGGAAAAGTGTCATATTTTAGATGCAAACTTACTTATCAACCTTTCAAAAACATAATCTTGATACTTTTGAAAAAACACAATTATCAAATTGTGGGATTATCACCAATAAAGAAAGGGCAGCCCTGAAGCTACCCTTTCCCGTTGATTGGCGTCAACTAATGTGCCGGACCGAAGCCCCTGACAAATCTATTTCTTGGCAATAAGCTCTTGTAGCATCTTGTTCGTCTCGACAGCTAGCGAAGTCATAAGAAAGCCATCCTTGCACATCTCTTGTACTTGACCGAATATTCTTTTCAGATTCGATTCCATGCTTTCTTTTGGGTTGTACGCAACTTCTTCCTTCCCGTAGGGTATCATCCCACCGTAGATACTTCCGTGCTTCTTGCGACCGCTAGCGAGCGTTTCTTGCAATGATTGGTTGAACTCCTTGATTTGCTTTTTGACGATGCGTTCTGCGTACTTGGTGCAACGCTCGGATCGGAGTTTCTCTTCCATTTCGTTGAAGGCGTTGATGTAGGCTTCCTTGAACTGGGCGGCTACCTTTCCGGTGAAGCCCATTGCGAGGAAGGTGAAGCCGTCACGGGTCATGTAGTACATGGGGAGTTCTTTCTTTACATTATTGCATAACTCATTGATATACAAACAGGGCGCAAAATTGCGCTCTGTGAAATTGGCACTACACTCCAATCCTCTAATCGCTTTCAGTACGTCTTTGTGCGCCTTCCTGAAGTAATCCGCAACCACCAAAGAAGAGGTCACGGCTTGACCGTTTTTCGCTTCTACCAAATCAATCCTATCGGTAGACCATAATTCCAAACTTCTTGTTTCCATAATGATTTTATTTAGTGTGTTGATACTATCTTTTAGTATTGTCTAATATATTGGGCTATATATTTCCCAATACAAACCAATATTTTAATTTGAATATTTTCTTATGGGGCGGTGCATACTTAGCACATGAAAAACTTGTCATTGTCATCACCGAACATCTTATATCCGGCAAGCAGGCTTAGAATGATGATTGTCATTTCTATCATATTCGTGTGTTTTAATGATTGGCAGGGCTTTCGCTCTGCTGGTTAATTTACTTATTGATTACTGTAATAAACTCACATTTAGCCCAAAGAGATAAGTCGTTACTATTCATATACTCTTGATTTTTTGCTTCGATTGCCTTTGCTTCTTGTTCGCTGATTTCTTTACCGTTTACAAAATACCGTTTCATAATCTTTATTTTTTAATTGTTATTACTTTATTTCCTTTTTGATGTTAGTAATGGAATTTCACGTATGTGTTATTTATTACGATGCAAATATAACATATACGTGAATATAAAACAAGAAAAAGAAAAAAATTTTTCATATATACGTGAATTTTATGGTGTTTTCTTTCGCATATACATTAAATTATATATATTTGCTCCAAAATTTAAATATAACGTTTATGTTAAGAGTTAAAGAAATAGCAAAAGAAAAAGGATTAACTATGGCAGACGTAGCTAAAAGAATGAATATGTCTCAATCGGGATTATCTATGGCTTTAAATCGAAATTTAACTTTAGATGTATTAAATAGAATAGCAGATGCGTTAGAGGTCGAAATTCCGGACTTGTTTGAACGTAAAAAAGAGGAAGAAAACACTATAATCTGCCCAAAATGCGGTTCTAAATTCAAATTAATCGAGTAAAATTTGCTTATTTGTGTATTTATGTGTTAATTTGGCTCCGTTCAACCATAAAACACATAAAAGATGGACTTTAAAGATAATATTAAGCAATTGGCGGACAGAGTTGTAAAGCTTAGAGATAGTATTCTTACAGAGGAAGCGACAAAGAATGCTTTTATAATGCCATTTATTAACACATTAGGTTACGATGTATTTAATCCTTTAGAAGTTGTTCCCGAAATGACGTGCGATATAGCGATGAAGAAAGGAGAAAAAATAGATTACGCTATAATGAAGGATGGGGAGCCGATTATACTTATAGAATGCAAGCATTGGGCGCAAGATCTAAATTTACACGATAACCAGTTGATACGTTATTTCAATGTTTCTAAGGCTAAATTTGGGGTTTTAACAAATGGGGTCATCTATAGGTTTTATACCGATCTTATAGAGCCAAACAAGATGGATGAAAAACCTTTCTTGGAAGTTAATATAACAGAATTAAGAGACTCTCAAATAGAAGAGTTAAAGAAATTCCATAAGTCATATTTTAATGTAGAAAATGTATTGAGTTCTGCTAGTGAACTAAAATACATGGGAGAATTAAAAAGTATTATTGCAAAAGAATTTTCTAGTCCCTCATCTGAATTCGTAAAATATTTATCAAAACAAGTGTATGATGGAGTTATCACCGCTAAATTGTTAGATCAGTTTACTGAATTAACAAAAAAATCTATCAGTTCATATATAAATGAATTGATTTCGGACAGGCTCAAATCTGCCTTAAAGACTGAAACTGTAGAAGAGGCAAAAAATGAAGAGATAGATAATAAAGCGTTAGAAGAAGACGGAAATAAGATAATAACAACAGAGGAAGAAATAGAAAGTTATTTTATAGTAAAATCAATACTTAGACAGGCGGTAGATGTTTCAAGAGTCGTTTATCGTGATGCTCAAACTTATTTTGCCATATTACTGGATGACAATAATAGAAAACCGATTTGTCGTATGTATTTTAATGCAATTAGCAAGAAATATATAGCTACTTTTGACGAAAACAAGAAAGAAACGAAACATGAGATTACGAGCTTGAACGATATATATAATTATTCGGAATACTTAATTAATACGATTTCGTTCTACGATAATAAATAGTAATAATAAATATGAATGTGATTTTCTTGATGAAAACACATTCAGAAGTTATTGGTATAGTATTGGTGGGGATAAAGAACCTCATGATTTTATAAAACAATAAAACAGTAGCCCCGTCCCAATAAAGGTTCGGGGCTTTTTATTTTCCAAAAGTTAAATATCTCATATTGCATTGAAATATCTTCTTAAAAGCTTGTTTAATTACCAAATGGTTATTATCTTTGTGGTGTCATAAGAATCGCGATCTTTATATGACTGATGAAAAAGAGCTAAAGGCTCGAATTGAAGCTGCGGAGCAAGACCTTAGCTTCTTTTCCCTCAACTGGGATGCACTACGGGAAACCGAATGGATTTCAGACGAGGAGCTTGAAGAAGGAATCAATGATGCGCTAGACGATTTGATTGATGCCAAAAACAAGCTGAAAGAAAAAGGTAGTCCCCCATAGGGGCTACCATTTTCTCTTTAACTTATAAAGGTAAATCCGTATGAATGCGAAAGAAGAACTTAAAAAGTGGAAAGATGATTTTGCAAAGGCAAAGACCGAACAAGCAAAATTAGAGCACAAAAAGCGTTTTAATGCGTATGTAAACTCTTTATCACCTTCTGATAAAAAGGAGTTCTTGAACGAGTTTAAAAAGGGTGCACAGCAGGCTGTAGATGAAGCAAGAAAACTGGCTAAAATTGCAGAAAGAAAAGAAAAACTAGATAAAGTGTTGGATTTTGCTTCAATGTCTTATATAGCAGAACATTATTTTGGCAAGTCTCGCCAATGGTTATATCAGCGGATAAACGGGAATCTGATAAATGGTAGGCCTGCCGATTTCACCCAAGAAGAGCTTAAAACATTATCATTGGCTTTATCTGAACTTGGAGATGTCATGAAAAAGGCTTCACTGTCAATTATATAATAGTTGTAATAGGCGGATAATGCTCCGCCTATTGCTGCTTTATCTCTTTGATAATCCATTAGTATTCCGTTTAACCTCTGCAATATCAGATGCCATCTGCTGAATAGGCTTCACTATCACATTGGTGTTATCTCTAATGTCTACTATAGCTTCATAAGAAAGCCGTAGCAAATCCCGTGTCTCACTGGCAATATCCTTTATCCCGGAAGTATTGGCTATGATGGGTAGCATTTCCGCTTTCAGTTCAAGAATAGACATCGTTTGCTGTTGGTTCTGATTCTTTATTTCTTCTCCGGCAATTTGCAATGCTGTGAAACGTCCGGACAACTCATATATAGAATCTTGGGTGACCGACGCTGATACTTTCTTTGAAGCTTCTTGGGATGAAGAGGAAGAACCTGTATATCCTGTTATTTCAGCAATTTTATCTCTTTCATTTATCGCGTCTTGAACCATTGCATCGTACTCTTTTCTAGCATCTTCCAACTGTTGTTTAGTAAGTTTCCCTCCATTTTCCTTCATCAGTTTTGCAATGCCATTATACCATTCTCTCAATTCATCATCAAACAACTCTCCCATAGAGAAATTAAGTAGTGCACGTTGCATATATTCGGAGAAATCTTCAGAAAAGCTTTTAGCATCCTTATCCATATCCATTAATGATTCCAAGAAGTTATCTCTCAAACCATCAAAAGAAATTTGCATCAGAGACTCATTGATTTTCTCTGTTAACTCATCTAATTTTCCAGCTTGGTCGGCATACGCTTCAAGCTTTTCCATTACACGTTCTCCATATCCGCCTTTGCCGGAACTCTTAATTTGCTCATATATATCAGCATTACTAAGAAGCTCTCTCATTTGTTCGGGTGTTAGTCCCCATAACGAGTTAGTACCGGAGAAATTTTTATCCACATTTTCACGAACCCAACGTAGTTGTTCGTCATTCCATTTCATATAATATTGCCAGCTATGATGCGAATTGCTGTATCTAGCTTGCTCACGTGCTATTTTGAGAGTATTATCAATCTGTTCTTTTTGATATTTATATGCTTGTTCGTATGCCGATATAGATTTGGAACCTGCGGACTTATCCATTACATCAGTTAATCGGTCAATCGATTTTTCTAATGTTTCGTTTCGGTCTGTTAATCTGTCGATCGCCTCTTGCACTTCTTTAGCATTGCTTCCGCTAATCTTGTTTATTAGAGAGTCAAATCCGCCAAAGGAAATAGCATTAAAAATATTGCTTACGCCATCCCGTATGGATTTGCCTAATGTGACAAATAAATCACCGGATAAAACATCGCTAAGAATTCCACTAACTGCATTGAATACTGAATCCAGCAAAGTTCCAACAAAATTACTAAGTCCATCCTTAAACACATCAATGATTGATATGATCCAACCGACAATCGGAACTTTATCAAGTTTATCAGCAAACTTTTCCATAGCTCCTCCGGCTCCTTTACCAATTTGCAACAATCCTTCGTAGGCATTTTTAATGCCTCCAGAAGATAACTTCTGTAATCCACTCGTTACATTTTCCATATTAGCCTTTAAAGCTGTTGCGGTGTTAGTTAGGCTTTGTTGCATTTCATTGGAAGCACTTGTTTGAGCTTGTACGTTTATAGATGCTGCATTTGCATTTTGTTGGGCTATCTCAAAAGCATTTTGAGCTGCTTTTTTCTCCTCTTCTGTTCCACTTTTTAACGCTTTGGTGTAATCATCTTGGGCTTTGGCTAACTTGTCATGAGCCATAGTCTCTTCCTCAATAGCAGCAAGACGATTTTGTTCGGCTAATTGATATACTTTTATGTCTTGACCTAACTTCTTGAAGTTCAAACCACCAGCTCCGCCTAAAGATTGCTCCATTTGGTTGATGGCATCAATCAACGCTTTTTGGCTGTCTTGGTCTGAACTTTTAAACTTATCTGTTTGAACATATTTCTTTGCTTCTTCAAGTGCAGGTTTAATCATATCATTAAACATGCTCCCAAATTCACCAAATACAGTAACCCAATCTATATTGGCTTTTATAGCTTCGGTTTCCTTGTTCTGGATGGCAACGTCACGTTGCTTTTCTAATAACTTGACTTGCGTACTATTTGCTCCACTTTCTTCTTGTACTTTTTTTATCTTTTCAGCATATTCCTGCGCTATAGCAAATTTCTGTTGCTGAAATGTTCCATATTCTTTCAAGTAATCATTTAAAGCCTCTTGTTCGGCTTTAAGTTGTTCCTTAGTTATATCAGCAATTGCTTTGTCTCTCTTGTTTTCAGCGTTGGTATAACGATTGGAAATCTCGATAGATTGTTCCGAGGTTAATTTCCCCTTTTGCTTTTCTGATAATTCTTTTTCTTGTTTCTTGATGGTGTCAAGTTCCTTTTGATAGTCAAGATCAATCTGCTTCAGCCTTTTCTCTTTGCCTTCCTTCATAAGATCTATTTCCGCCTGTTGATTTTGGCGACGGAGAGACAAAAGATCTTCGTTTAGTTTCTCCTGCTCTTTCTTTCGTTTTTCAGCCTCTTTTTCTTGTTTAGAAAGCTCATTCCCCGTAACCCCTCCTAAGTTCTTATATCTCTTTTCTGCTTCACTCTCGGCATCCTGTTTTTCTTTCAGAGCTTTTTGATAATCAGCTTCTGATTTATATGTTGCTTTTCCTGATTTTACATCTTCCACTTCTTTTTTTGCCTTTTCCCATGCTATTTTAGCTTCTTTTCGGTATGTTTCTGCGTTTTTCCATTCTACATTTAATATTTTATCGTTTAATTGTTTTATTCTATTAGTTAAAATATCGGCATTAACAGGGGCTTCCGATCCTTCTATTTTTATCCATTCTTTTCCTGATTCTCTCAATAATATTTTATATCCTTCAAGCATCTTCTTGTGCCCTTCTGCTGTGGTTTTATCCATAGAATCAAGAGCCACTTCCCATGCTGTTTGCTCCTGTTTACGTATAATTTCCTGCCCTTCTCCTATAGTGGCAGATAGAGAAGCTAACATTTCTTGAATATACTCTTCTACGGTAACTCCTATTCCTCTTTTTCTTACATCATACTTCTTAAGATAGAAATTAAAGTCCGATTCTTCAACAGATGTACGTTGATCTTTACCTTTTCGTGCAAGAGAAAGGAATTTTTCCAACTCTTTATATCGCTTTATATCATCATTATTGTTTTTCACATTCATCAGTTCTTGACGAATACGCAACTGCTCATTATACCCTTTTAGTGACTCTGTTAAATGATCTATTAATTCTTTCTCTGTTTTATATTTTCCAAAATACTGTGGATATTTAGTTTGTAATTCGTTAAACGCCTCTATTCTTTCCTTTTTTGTAGAATTTTCATTTTGCAAAACGGAAATGAGTTCATTTACATGATTCTTCTCGTCTTGTAAATACTTATTGTAAACTTCTGTACGTTTACTAATACGCTCCATCTCCCTTTCAGTGGTTGTTGTACTGTCATGCAGCGCCCACATTGCCGTAGTGACTCCAACAATAGCCGTTGCCAACAAAACATAAGGATTGGCTTTGGAAACTAAATTTAAAGCCGCTTGCGCCACGGCTTGAGCACGAATAATTTTTATATGTAAGAGTCTTGCGGCAGCCGCTCTTCTTTCATACAATTCTACAGCTATTAATGCGGCCTTATATGTACCGTAAGTAGCAGCAATAGATAAAATAATCTTTCCAACTTTGTCGTAGTTTTCAATAATAGACGTTGCAGCCGATATTGTCATAGATGCAATTCCCTGCGTATCTTCTCCAATAGAATTTAACATAGAATCCCAAGCATCACCCAAATTAGAAATTTGACCGGACAATGTCGTAGATTGCATTTCCATCAAGTTATAGAACTTACCACCCTCATTAGTCATATTCTCTATAACCTTTTGCAATTCAGGGAAGCCGACTTTACCTTCAGTAACCATCTTTCTGGTTTCTGATTCTGTTTTCCCCAGTTCTTTTGATAACTCGGCAACCAAAGGAATACCACGCCCCATGAATTGATTTACATCTTGCGTGAATAATCGTCCTTGCGACATAGACGTACCATATAGATAAACCAACTCACCAAGCGGGATAGAAAGACCGGATGCAATATTCCCCAAACGAACCAAAGTTTCATTCACTTTGTCCGCTGAAGTTCCATAAGCAAGAAGCTGTTTTGCCCCGCTTGTTACTCCTTGTAAATCAAAAGGTGTTTTTGCTGCCGTTTCCACCATTTGAGCCATTAAAGCATCGGCTTTTTCTTTACTACCCAACATTGTTTCAAAGGCGATAGATGTTTTCTGGAACTCTCCACGGACATTTATCATATCGGTAACTAATCCTTTCAAAGCAGCAGTACCACCAATAACACCTAGCATCTTCGACAGAGACAGGTTGAATTGTCCTGTACCATCTAAAGCTCTACGTATATTTTCCTCATAGTTACCAATCTCCATCTTTTGCCGAGTATAGGCATCAGAATTTAATTTCAAATATCGGGTATTTTCTTGAATCTTGATGTTCAGTTTTGTCCTAGCTCCAGTTTCTTTCTCTTGCTGGTCGGTAACATTGGCTTGGGCAAAGCGAAGTATCTTCAACTGTTCACGAGCTTCCTTTATTGATTGTACTTGAGTATTCAAGGCGGCAGATATTTGTTCATCAGTATAGCTTTTGGGAGAACGTGGTGGTTTCAATGTCCCTTTTTCTATCTGCTTCTGTAAAGCTTCATATTTTTTAATAAGAGAATCTATTTCTTTCTGTTGTTTCTTTATTTGCTCAGAAGCGGCTTTTTCTTGATCTAGTCTCGCTTGTTGAGTTTGGACATATTTATCTTTATATGTTTCTAATTTTTTCAATGCTGATGCTAATTGCCTTTCAAGAGATTTTACAGCCGCATCGCTATTGGGTACACTTGCAATCTCGATAAGAGATTTTTTTAATTTATCTATTTCCTGACGCAGTTTGACAATCTTTTCAAGGTCAATATCTGCATTAAATTTCATTCCTGCCATGTGACTTTTACATTATCGTTACCAAATGACTGCTTTAATTCTTTCTCTAGGGTTAATCTTGTCGAATCCATAACATCAAACCCCTTACTAGATACAAAACTTGCATATTCCATACCGTCCGCAGCAACAACACCATCTTTAGGATGTTTCCCGTAGATTAAAAGATTTTCCGTCTTTCCTTTCGCTTCTGAATGTCCCCCATCTGCCGGAACATACAAATCGACAATCTTTCCATTACGAACAACGGCTGCTCCGGGAGCGTTACGCAAGTTCCATGTGTGATTCTGATAGGTTTTCTTATTGCTCACATTACGCTCTTTCTGAGTATTAACGGCATTATGAGCTGCTTCTTTCATCAATTCGGTAGCATTCTCATCTACTTCTTCGACGAATTCATCAAGACCGGACAAATCCACTGTTACTTTCATTACTCATCAAACTTAACTTTTCCTTTAAAGAAATTCTCATCCGATACTTCTGTTAGTACCTCCCCATCATATACGGTATGTAACTTATCTTTTTGCATAATAACCAAATTGCGATATGGTATTTTATAAACTACTTCATCGTAAGAGAGATGAAGATTTTCCATGAACGACGCAATTTGTCCTAACATACAATCATTCCCTATAACTTCTGTCTTGCTGTCAGATTTGCTACGTTCTTTGCTAAATCCAACAGCATTGTAAAATTTTCTACAGAGATTAGAGAGTAAGCTGCCGTAAGCCCATACAACACTTCTTCTAATGTCCCATTTGATAATTCTTGTTCCAGACTATCATTTCCTTCAATAAACCAAGAAAGTGCACGAGAAGCGACGGAAATATCCTTTAATGAAGAAATAACCCCCACAATATCCTTGTTATCTTCCAAGACGGAGAGATAAGCCGAAGCACCGGCTATTTTATGGATGGTTGGTGGATTTACACGGTACATTTTCCCGTTTACAATTATAGGCATGAAATCTTTTCCTGTGATAGCTTCAGATACAAGTATAGCTGCTTTATTCATAATGATATTTATTAAAAAGGGGCGAGAAACACAAATCCTCACCCCTCACCACTTTACAATATAGATAATGTCTCTGACGGTTGCGTTCCGTCTTCTCCTAAAGAGCCATAGTTTACAGCACTCCCAGCGTTCACCCGCCTTGACCTAGCTGAATAACTATTTAGAGAAGGCGATTCAGAAGAAGCAATAGCTACCTTTTCATCAGTTCATGCAGCTTCCACCTTTTCGCCATCGAACAGATAGTCGCTCTTAACACCGGAATTCGGATTTTCCATAGCCACCGCTGTTATACCCAGACCGATATTCTTTTCTACCGCATTACCTTTTGCTATAACAGCAGCATTGGTAAATACAATATAGTTGCCTGTTTTTGTCTGACCTACGATTGCCTTATTTACAATTCCCGGGGTGTCAGAAGAAGCCCATCCAGCATCAGTATCAATCTTTTCACCACCTTCCAAGTCAACCTTGTCATCAAAGGAGAAAACTCCCATGGTGAAAGCGATTGTTTTAGCTCCTTTTTGAGTAACATCACGATAGTAGATGCTACCATTCAACTCATTAATATAGTCGGTATAGGTTGGATCATCCTCTGTATACGCCCAAGTATCTTGATGGGAGTTCTCAACTTCCGTGGCAGTGCCTAACCATGTTTTAAGAGAGCTTTTAGTGACAGCGGTAGTTATAACATCACCGTACCAAATCTTTTTAATTCCAATAAACGGTTTCATATCTTTTCAATTTACGTTTAGAGTTTCAAATAATAATTTCACATTTACATAGTAACAACATAATTCTTTGTCTTCTTCTATTCCGATACTTTCAGAAGAGTAACGATACCAAGAACCATCATATTGTCCGACAATGCCATCTTTGAACATCTCCCTTGCATTCCTTTCAAGTTCATTCAAGCGAATCAAATTTGCCTTACCTGTCTTTGTTACAGGAACGCAAAGATTTACTTCAACATATCCTTTTTCCCAGTAAGCATCCGGTTGTTGAGCTTTGGGGTATATTACAATTCTCTCGGTCTTTACTTCACCTTCAGGGATATTTCCCCGTTGATACATTTCAGAGATTCCGAAAGCCTTGCAATCCTTAAAGATTATATTCGCTATGTCAGTCGTTACAATCATATCCAAATATCACATCTACCTTCCAACTCCTCCAAATAGCATTCGGCATTCTTCTTCACGTCTCCTTCTCCGATAATCTTTCCGGCAGCATCCAGGCATCTAACATGCGAGCCTAAAGCAATCTTATCACCTTCATAAACCACATGGTAATTATACACCCAGCGTTCACCATTAACAGAGACTTCCTTTTGTTGGGAGTTGTCATGGCAGAAGCAATCTGTTACATCTTGCCAAGACTCTCCACCGGTTCCCGGTATTGGTCGGTTATACTCATCGTTCTGTTCCGGTACAATAACCAATAATTGCAATTTATGTGGCGCAGATTCTAGCATATCACCAAATATTTGAAGCGTCTTTAATTACGCTAAGTCCCACCAAGGAAGCTGTCTCATCATCAGGGGTTATTCCGTAGAGTTTGAACATATATTTGGTGTAATTCTCCAAACTGTCCACTCCCCATGACTTGGAATGCCCGTTCTCGGATACGGAAGTAGGATGCATAAGAATCTTGTTCATGAACTTGTTTACAGAATCAGAAACAGTCTTCTTGCTTTCCAAGTCAGCATCGGAGCCGGGAACAAGCCCCAGTTCCAACGCAAACTTTTCTATTCCCGCATCTGAAATGTCTCCAAATGAAGAAAAACATTGCTTTATGTAGTCACCTATTGTCACGATTCAACAGTCAATGAGTAAATACCGTTAATTTCAGTGATAACCGGTAATGACAGCGATTGTGCTTTGGTAAACTCAACGCCATTTGAATTGTCGGTTTCGCCTTTACCCCATTGAGAGATACGGATTCTTCCAAAATTAGAATAAGTTACACCCGGCTCTTGACGCAATTCGTTGTCTGCATATGCATTCTTAATAACACCGAGTTTCCCGGCAGGAATAAGCACAAGGTTCTTATCATTCCATGGAGTGTACTCTTTCAGTTTACCGTTATCCTGAACCCTCGTAATACGTCTGATAACCTCAAATTCCGGGAAGTTATTTTGGCGCATAAACTCATTCAGGTTAGACAATAACAAAGGAGTCGAAGCTTTATCCACACCAAAAATCACCTGTTTCATCTTCTTGTTACGGAGGATGAATGACAAACGGTTTTGAGAAAGAAGAATCTTATCAAATGTCACCTTATCCTGAGCAGAATCAAGCATGCCTTGCAAATCTTCAAAACAGTCTACAACGCCTTCATTGCCTTGTGTCCAATCGACCGTAGCCTTAGCGATGTTCTCCGATGGCATCTTGTAGTCAATCGCACCTCTTACACCACCTTCCGGGTTGTTGTTCGCATCGAAAGTAAACACACCTTTGTTGGAAAGGGCACCAAGGAAAATGATGTCCAGTTTAGATTGGACAGAGTTAACCACTTTTGTGATATTATTCCACATCAAATTGATTAATTGCTGCGTCTTCTGGTCATCGGTCAGCATTCTTGAATCAAGGATTTGAAGAATCTTACGATAATCCTCAATCGGCATTGAGTAACTCATTTGATGGTTCAAAACCTTTTCCTTCAACGTCTCAAGACCATCGGTTCCCATAATAGGTTCCTTGCCCTTGGAATCCAAGGTGGCAGCGGCAACGCTCAAATTGTACTGCCCGATTAATTCCTCAAAATTAAGGCCGATTGTAGGAGTATCCCACGTCAGAAATCTTTCGTAGATATTCTGGTCAAACAACCGCTTTCTTAGTTCAGAAGCGGCATCAATGCGAATCTGTACCTGTTTGGTAAGTTCGCCAAAAATAGAACTATAAAATAATCCCGGCATAGCTTATTGTCTTACATATTTAATACTAGGGTTATTCTTCATGCACCATCCGCCCAACAGCCATTCTTCCGGCATCGGATAAGCTACTTCTCTAAGGATAACCACGTCATAACCTGCTGAGACAGTTTGAAAATCCATATTAGTTTTATACTCTTTATCCGTCTCAACGACTGCGTTTGGAACGTCAGTACCAACAACTGCAAAAGCATTGGCAGTAGCACCAGTCAGAGCGGCAGCTAATGTAAGAACATCGTAATCCGCATTCGTCTTGTCAATGTTGTTGATTGTCTGCTCATTTTCTCCGATTTTCAATTTGTCCCCAATCTGAACCAAGCTTCCCTTTACCACTCTTGGAGCCGAAGTTGTACCACCAGAGACAATCTTCACGGCCTTGCACACTGTACATTCCATCTTTGCGAAATCCAACGCAATAGGAGTACCCTTTCTAATCAAAGTACCTTCTGGAAATGTCTGCTTGAGTTTGAAGTCTCCCGGAAGAACCTTGCATTCACCTCTCCAAAAAACAGGGAATCCACCCTTAATCTTTCCTTTTTCAAATTCAATTGCCATAATTCTTTGTTTTTTTAGTTAGCATCCGGCAAACTTTCCGCCCACTGTTTAGCCAACTCCTTACTTTTTTCGGCAGGAGTAGACAGGGGAAATGCCGAATCTTTTTTCTCAAGCCCTGCGGTTACAATATTCTGCTTGACTCCTGACAGATAGGTATTAATTGCCGTTTCATCCATTTCATCGGTAATTGCAAACCCCTCTTTCATTCGCCACTCAGGTATCCCCAGTTCTTTTGCTTTTGAGGAAATAAGAGCGTTTCTTTCAGCACGTAACTTTTCAGCCTTGAATGTCTCATTTTCCTCTTGAAGAGAAGAAAAACGCTCTTCCTGCTGTTGTTTGTACTGCTTGAACCACTCAGGCTCCTCGTTTGGTTGCTGTTTGTTCTGCTCGCCCCCACTAGCAGCCTCTTTCTCCTTTGCTTTATTGACCGCATCGGTTACCCGTTTGTCAATACCGCTCTGAAGAGAGGCTAGAAATGCTTTTTGCCCCTGTACAACAGTTGCCAAATTATCGTCAGTTACTAAGCCGATAGCCGCCAAGGCATCCGCCTGTCCCTGTAAAATCTCATCACTTAACCCTAGATTTACATAAGCTAGTTTTAAGGCTTGGAAAATTTTTTCTTTCATGATTAGTTCTTTAAAATTCTTGCATAAAATTACGAGAGAGAAAGAAAAAACAGAAATGTTATTGGCGCTTATAAATGACACTTCGCCAAGTGTCAGATTTTTGCAGAGAACCTACTTTTTCAGCCTTAAATCATGCCAATAATTATTCTGTTCTACTTTTCCTGTAATTTTTGTATAACCCCCGTAATTTTTCTAATCATGCACCATGAATATTGTCCTTTTTGACTTATTCATTAACTAAACCAACATTATTTATAGAATCTAGTTTCTCATTCTTAATTTGTTCTATTTCCTTTTGTGGCGCATCGGTAAGAGCAAGCATATTGACAGCTAAGTCTAAAGAAATAATACCATCAGAATAAAGCTTTCCAATAGACGCCCATTGTTTTTCCTTATCTTCGTTGAATGGTTCTGCAAATTCATGTGTTATATTCATCTTCGCCAATTGTTCTCTCAAATGAATATGAGTAACATTCATCATGATAGCAAGAATAAGATTTTTCTCACGGTCAACTAGAATATCGTATATCTCTTTCAAATTATCTCTCTTGATGTATCCTAGCGTCATAGCACGCTTTAAAGCTTCTCCCGACAGTGTACCCATGCCCTTCATGTTTTCAAACGAAAAATCGGGTGTAAATGAATCAAACAAGATTGAGTTATTCAGATCTTTCTTCTCGCTGTCTTTCATAGAAGAATACTCAGGCGGAACCAAATACTCTACGGAACTATTATCTTTTGAGTTCATCTGAATAACTTCACCGGCGGTATCGGCTTCTGCTAAAGACTGAATAACATCGGCAGTAGCTTTCAATTTAGGATCTGCGAAGTAATTGTTTGTATCGGCCGCTTTTGAGTCAATATGTTCTTCCCGGTCACATCTAGGCTGAGTCCCATGCCAGGCTTTATCCTGTTTGTAGTAGATTACATTGATTTTACCTGTAGGATTTTCCAATGGAATGACTTCCCAACCTATATTAGCCTTTTTACATCGAAAAATATATGCTGGTGTTTCAATATCAAAATGCTCAATCGTTCTACCCCCTTCTTTCAAATTATATCCATATCCGAAAGCAATCAAATTTTCATATTGGTCAAAAAGAGGCCTGAGAGTGTATCCTTTGGATTTTGAGATAACCAATACTTTAACTCCCGGCTTCCCATTGTCGTCGTATATATGATATATTTTTGCGCTTTCTGTTTCTGAACCTGCCAAACGCTTTGCCTGTCTCATTGTTGTATGGAAGCGGGTGCCCTGAAGGAACTTATTGTAAGCCTTGAAAGCTTCATCCGTCCCATTTACATCATTCTTCCACTTAATAGGATTGCCCAACAAGAAAAATAATTCAACCTCGTTAATATATCGCTGCCTTGTACGAGGAAGCTTCTCTACCCTATAAGGTTCTTTGTTCTTGCGCAGTTTATCTTTCCTTTTATTTACCTTGTGAGTTTCGGGATTGTATTCTTCTATGGCTTCTATTACATCCATGTCACGATTTTGCAGCAAGGTTTGAACCTGGCTGATGTCCTTATCCTGAATAAGTTTCATCAAATCTCTTTCCACTCCAAGTGAATTCAACGTTTTATTACGCAATAAGTTGAATACGGCTTCTACAAAGTTCATATGATCATAAATTTAAAATATTCCTAAATCCTCTTTTGAATATTGTTTCTTAACTCTAATCTTACGCTTTTCAAAACATCCGGTAAGAGCGTCCGGAGCGTCATCGTGAGAATTACTTCCCTCTTTCCGGTGCTTGGCTATCGCATTGTGAAACTCCGGCCATTTTCTTTCCCATCCAACCGGGAAAAATGTCATATTGTTGACATCGGCTGATTTTGTAAATATGCGCACTTGCTTATTATCTGTTTGACAAAACCAATTAATAAAGGTTTTTGTATTGCCCATTTCGCGGCATTGCTTCTCTACATTACGAGCAAATCCACGCCCACCATTATTGCTTTCTACATCAACCCAGTCTGTTGCATTCCGAGTTATCATCTCTGCCGTTTTGGGCTCTGTGTACTCCATTGGCTTTTGTGTGTATAAAACATCGGTGACAAAGTTCCCAATTGGAGTATCTACGTAACATATCGAGCAGAGATAATCAGATCCAGTATCTGCTGTATCTGTGTAATTTTTCTTTTCAGAGTCCTTATAATATGGGATTGTATCATAAGTTTGAAACTCACGATACATCAAGCCCTCTATCGGAGTCGGATTTTGCATGTATTGAGTATCGAAAACAAAAGAGTTCGCAGATTCAATTTTGTGAAGTTCTTCCAAAGTATGCTTAAACTCCCAAAGAGCTTTTTCTTGACCATTCTCGTCATGTTGAATACAAGGCAGTGAAATAACAGTCCAATCTTCCGGTTCTATTTCTTGAAGATACCCACAAAGGTCATGCTCATGCAACCTTTGCATAATAATTATAATAGGCGTATTTCTTGAATTTACACGGTTTCTTATTGTGGTTTCGAAACGATTATTGACCCTCTCCCTTATCGTGTCAGACAAAGCGTCCTCCGGCTTTATAGGGTCATCAATTATAATAGCTCCGGCAAACTTGGTATCCCATCCAGGCATAAAGTCATTTATCTCTTTGTCGTCTTTGTCGTCGGGGTCATCTATCTGACCTGCACCAAATCCTGTCACCTGTCCAGCCGAACTAACGGCATAAAGCCCCCCACCAACGTTTGTGTTCCATTTTTTTGCATTAGTGCTATCTGTCACCGATTCAGGAAACAATCTTTGGAAATAATCAGAGCGTACAATAGTGTTTATCTCTTTGGAACTATCCAAAACAAGGTCATCGGAGTATGAGAGATGGATAAACTTTGATTTGGGATTTAAAGCCAAGCCGTATGCTATAAAGTTTTTGACAGCAAGCTCGGTCTTACCGTAACGTGGAGCAATATTGATAATAAGCCGCTTTATGTCACCTTTGACAACTTTATCAAGCGCATCGCATATAATACGATGATGCTCGCCTATAATAAACTTGTTCCCTGTCTTTTTCCGAAATACGTATCTTGTAAAATTCAGCATTCCAGATAGACAAAAAGTACGCTCTATGTCAATGTTTCTAATATTCATCATTCAGTGAATTCCAAAGTTCTTTTGCTTCCTCTTTCGTTAACGTTCTTGGAGGTTCTTCAGCCACTGGACTGTTTTTATCCTTGATTGATGTAACTTCTCTTCCCCATAAGTCCATCTTCGTTTCTTCCAATGTCTGTGTTTCTCCTTTGGAAGCTCCTTTTAAATACGAACGACACAAGATAGCAATCCATATAGGAGTGTCAACTGCTTTCGATATATCTTCCAATTCCTTACGGGATAACTGCATAAGATAACATCGCATATCCTTAAAATCGGAATACGATAGATTATAAGCTTTCTTGGCGATAGTATATAACTTAGGCTTCCGACCTCTGTTTGGAGGTTGGTTATCAGACGAAAATTTTTTTCCTTTTTTATTTCCTTCTTCAAATTTTCCCATCTCTATTTCCGCCGTTTTCCCGCCGTTTTCCCGCCGTTTTCTATTTATTTTCTTACTAAATTACCACCCTCTGTACTTAGTAGAGCGATTAGTTCCTTTCATTACTTCTATTCGTTGGATATAATAATTATCGGGTTCATATATACCAGCATCCTTATCGCTTCTTTCGGCTTGTTTTATCGCCTTTTTCGCAACATCAGAACTAATATAACCGTTAGACTCATTCCCAGTTATCTTGTCAACAAATACATATTGAATCTCTGTTGCATTGGAACTCGCTTTTGTAGGCCCCTGAATAGGTTCGGTAAATCCCGGCCCAGTTCTACGGGAAGATTTTACACTGCCCCCCCTAATTCCTCCTGATGTCTTTGCCATTATTTCTTCCTCCTTCGTTTTAGCTCTTCTGTTATTGCATTTAAGTTTCTGTATGCAGATGCTTTTTGAGCAGTCTTTATTAATTCAGACCTTGCCCCTTCAAGCGAACTGTGTTCAATAGAGCGGTATGCCCCACCTGTAACCCTGTTTACATAAGAATTATATGCTTGTATAGCTGCCGTCCTTTCATTTGGGTTGTAGCTTTTTCCTAATCTCTGTAAACTTTGAAGTTTTTTGGTCTGATAACCGGAGAAATCAATTTGACGTCCGTAGCCTCTTTCTATATTACTAAATAGAGTACGAGCATCTCCCGAAAAACTTTTACTTGATCCTCCTCTAACCCCTCCACTTGTTTTAGCCATTTCAATCTCCTTTCTTAATTCTGTTAGCCATAAACTGTTCGACATATATAATGCTGTTTTGCACGCATATATCTTTTATTTTATCTCCACCACCGTAAACTATCATATTGGGAATATCCTTTCCCGATATTTCACGAGCAATCTGTATTTCTTCCTTCAAATACTCCTGCCTGTCAGAATATCCACGGGTAGCAAAAGCATTATACCCATCAGGAATACCTAAACGATTCCATTTTTGAAACTTCTTTGCTACATTCAAATCAGCCCATACCTTCACACCGCATTCTTGCCAATAGCGGGAAATCCATCTTTTCTTGTATATCTGATGTAATCCGTAGGCAACAGGGGTTGTATCGAACAAAGACAAGTTCGGCTCTATGACAGCCTCACAACCGCTATTTAGGACAGTTGTTGGGTCTTTCCATATTGCTTCAAACCTGTAATCTTCCACATAGAAATGATAAGTAGATATTCCTTTCTTCTGCCTGGTATCAGCCCCCCATGCTGATAAAGGAATTACAAGACCGCTTACTGGCTGTTCGTCCGCTCTTAAATTGGGAATATCAAAATCATTATCGCTGTCATATATCCTGTCACCAAGCATCATATCGTAGAAATCAGCCTTTTCTATATCCTCTTCGCTTTCTTCTTCCTGCTGTTCCTCTGAACTACGTTCTGAAGGCTTTTGTTCCGGCTCGTGCCACACCTCAAATCCCCAATCATCAAGTTCTTTGCTGTCCCATTCATTGGCAATCATATCCCAGTCTGTCTCTCCGAAGGGATTATTATCCTGAATAAGCATTTGACGAAGCTTTTCTACTGGCATATCTTCCGGTAAAATACAGCATGGCACTTCTTTCCATCCTAAATGCCTGTAAGCATGCAAACGCATATTTCCCCCAATTACAATGTATCCGCCATTATATGGGTAAACAAGAATATCCCTTGCTTCTGTCATTTCGGGAAGCTCTTTTATCGATTTGCAAAGTTTACGAAATCTCTCTCCCTTGATTAGTCTGGGATTCTTCGGTAATCCCTCTATTTGACCATCATTGGGATAAACCTTGGATATTGAAACATATTCTCTCTTTGTCATATTCTAGCTTATTATTTTTTCAGCCTTCAGATAACATATTATTTCATCGTAAAGATAATCCAGTTTCTGCCTAAATCCTTTATAAATCCTATAATAAGAAATGACATTTTCGCAATAGTCAGAAATTGCCGAAGGACATTTCACTCCGAGAGTTTGTGATATTTGCTTCCTTAATCCCTTAACTAAAGGTTCATTGAATAATATTGTTCCAGGAGAATATATTCGGAGGATAATAAAACAAAATCTTTTCTTTTGAATTACACTCCCTTTTATTGCATCAGGATTTCGATACGAATCAATTTGATTAAACATTTCATAGATACGATTTACTTGCTTTAAATCAGTAAGAATAGGAGTTGATATCAAAGACTTCCTATGTAATAAAGACAATTGAAGTTCTTTAATAGATTTTGCTTCCGAAATTTGATCGATCATAGTACTCAAGTTTTAAAAGTAAATAGTATATTTGTACTATGACATTAGGGAAGGGCGTCTATCTGGTGGTTCGGGTGACGCTCTTTTACTTTACACTCCTCCCCCACATATTCGCATTATACAGGGAATAAGCCCATAATTTAATCTCCCAGTCTTTTTCTAGGAATTTCTCTCTCATGGTTGATTAAAAGCAGTCAGCCAATAGGTTGTTGTCTATTTCTTGTTTCATCACTTCCCACTCTTCTTTTAAAATTATCGAATTCAATCTCAATACACTTGTTGATTTTGTCAGCATCCTCGTAGCGTTCAGATTCTATCAGTATCCTTTTTATCTCTTCAAGCTGATTGATATATACAATATCATTACGGTCTGTTACGTGATGAATATATCTTTGAATACTATTCAGCTTGTCCTCCATACGTTTGTGCCATTTGCTTATCATGATTGCAATGAAAGCAACAGCTGAAGCATTGAGGATAAACAATGCGATTTTAATTATTAGTTCTACGGTTTCCATATATTACTACTGTATTTTTCTTATCATAATTACTCTATACGGGTACGTTTTCCATCACATGACATATTTATCGCTGTATGGGCTGTAATGCCTGCATAGTTGCCTGTATTCTTCTCAGTTCATAACTTCACTTGTTGGTATGGCTATTTCTCCTTTTCTTTAAAGTGTTCGATTAGCTCTTCTACGGTAGCCTTGTGATAATTCTCCATTTTAAAATCTTCAGGAATATGGTCAAACGCTAATGTTTTATATATAGTTACACACGGAGCGCAATAACTAGGCCTTAGACGATACGCCCAATCTTTACCATCGGTAAACCATTGATTTTCATCTGTATCATCCCTCAATGCAGCTATTGCCAAGAAAAGTTCTTCGTTGGTTCCGCAATCAATAAATTCCCCACATAAGAGGCTGTGTTTATCAAAAGGAATATCAAAAGAATTTGCAATCACATAATTAGGAGTATCAAATCCTTTCACTGGATATTGATAAGCCCATATTATACTGCAATTATCCGTCCATATTGGGGAATTTTTAACATACCCCAACTCCCCCAACTTCTTCTGAAGCTCCGGTGTATTTTTGTGTATAAAGCACGGTGTTGTAAATCCCATAGTTATTCCTCCTTATCTATCTTAATATCTGTAACTTTGCCACGATTAACAAAACGTTCATCAGAATTATGCCTTCCAGCAATTAATGTACATAAGACTATTTTATCGCATTTTTCTTGCAAACTGCAATTGTCACACGGATGTTTTTCTCTTATTGACGCTATTTCATGCAGCACTCCGTCTATTATTATTCCGTTCTTTATTTCCATATTCAATCTCCTTTTTTATCCATATAATTCTTTGTAAAAGCGATGATTGTCTCTAAAAAAATAGGGGTTGCATTACTAGATATAATACACTTACCTCCATTGTTTCCGATTTCGTGTCTTTGGATTGAAAAGAACGCATACTCCTTTTTAGTGAGTGCGTACCAAGCTACTTTTATTCGTTCAATCATATATCAATCTCCTTTCTCTTTAATCCGTTCTAGTACATCCCTGTTGGCTTCAAGTATCTCATTGAAAGACGGGATGGGCATCCATGCGATAATCTTACTATCTCCAAAACGCCAAACTTCGTATTGTTTATGGTAAAAACTCGTTTGTACCATTAATGTTGAAACATACTCATATAAGACAATTACTTCTTTTCCTTCTTCCGGCAATCGTTCTTTCACGCTTATCCACGGGGATTGCTTGGCTCCAGCCTCATAACCTTTTGCATACACTTTTCGTAAATAACCCTCTATTACACGAGGTTGGTTTATCCGGTTAGCCAATAGGCTTACTATATCTTTTAATATCATACTATTTATTGTTTAATTTTTCTTCAAACTCCGCAATGATGCAATCTGCATCACCACCATGTACCCATTTTTCTAAAACAGAGGAAAGGATCTCAATTGATTGCTTTGCCTGCCATTCTGCACCAGAAATAAAGTCAACAATGCAGTACGGTTCACAATGACGCTGCCTGTTTCTGCAATCATTGGAATATCCCCTTGCCGCTTCTTCTACTGTCTGTTTCATTTCTTATCTGTTTTACTCTAATTAAAATACACCTCCATCACAGGCGTTAAGAATAATTTCTACTATTCTATCACTTTTCATTCTTCCATTTTCGCCCACTCCATCATTATCATCCTTATCAAGTTTCAAGATATTTAAATTTCCATCAGCAAAGAGAATCAGATTCTTAGGTTTCTTTCGGATTAACTTCTTCAGCTCCTTAATCCATTCCTCTTCTTTCTTCGTTAGTTTGATTATTTCCATAATGTTCCTTATTGTTCTATTTAGAGGTATTTCTTTAATTCTTCTCGATCTATAAAAAAGGCACATGCAATATACTTACCTGGTAACCCCATTGTTTGGGCGAATGCATCATCTCCGCAAACTTTTTCAACCCCAAAACCAACGATTGAGCCGCGCGGATCATCTTTAACATCGACTATCGTAGTGGTCATTCTCAAACCTTTATTGTCATCTGCTGCCATTCTCTTAATAGCATCTAGAATTTTATTACCATCACTATTCATTTCTATCTTGATTTGAATCACTTTTTTATTACAACTGCCATAGTGCTAACAGTCGTTCCACTTTCCTTGAATTCACCTGCTCCGATTTCAAAAACTTCTCCATGAACCTCTTCCAACCATTTCCGGAACTCAACACATTTCTTTTCATATGCGAATTTCCAATGCTGGCTGGTAATAGCAGCAAGAGTTCCACCTTCTTCCAAGCGTTCATACATAAGCCTTACATGGTCAATATCCTGATTACCGGAAAACGGAGGATTAGCAATAATTTTAGTGTAATGTCCTACACTATCTTTCGTAAAATCTTCATCAAGCAATATTACGTTATCAAGTGCATGAAGAAACTCTCTGTTTTCCGGCATCAGTTCATAGCATTTAACTGTTACTGACGGGCACGACCTATGAATCGCTTTTATCAGAGCGCCACGTCCGGCACTCGGCTCTAATACTGTATCATCCTCATATATCCCTCCGGCAAGCATAACCAGCCAGTCGGCAACATCAGCAGGCGTTTCAAAGAATTGAAAATCTTTTTGTAAATCGCATCGCTTACCTTCTTTCAAGATGGAGAACACACGTTTTGGATTAAAAGGGAATGTAAATCCCTGTATCTTACCTCCCTGCCATGAGCCGCCAGCTTCTTCTATCCATTTCTTTGCTTCGGCATAGGATTTCTTATTGAATTGTACTTTCGGAAGTTTAAGAACACTATCCTCAAGAGTACAATGTTTCAATATCTCTTCCGCACTCCATTTCTTACCTTCATCAGCCTGCTTTTTCTTTTCGTCGGCCGGAGCATCCGGCGCTAACAGTGAAGATATTTTTTCTACAACCATATTGCTCGCATCCATGAAGGCATTGACGCAAGATAGTGCCTCCATGAGAAATTCAGTATCAACATATCCGGCAGCGTCATAAACATCTATACCTTCAGTCATATTCGACAATTCATTGAGCTGAGCTACACTACCACGTAACGTTTTTATTAAAGTCTCTTTGTTGTTCATCATAACTTTTCTGTAAATAAATTCTTGTTGTATCTACACTACCATGACCGAGAAGGTCTGCTAATTGAATTATATCTTTAGTTTTCTTCAGGAACATTTTAGCAAAGAAGTGCCGGAAGGCATGAGCGTGCATTTTTTTTGAATCGATACCACAATGTTTACCCCATGCTTTCAGGTGTTGTGAAAAACCTCTCTGAGTCAACGGTCCGTATCTCCCGACAGCAAGAGTACCGGACTTGCCTGTCTCCTTTATATAGTCCTTCACCTCCTGTTGTAATTGCTTCTGGAAAAAGAAACGCCGATACTTGTTTCCTTTCCCTTTCAAAACAACCTCGCCAATTGCTATATCCTCCCATGTGAATTGCTGAAACTCCGAGAGCCGGGCTCCTGTAGTACCCAATACCTTGATGAAGAAATAGTAATCCTTGTTGAGTTTTGTTTTCAGATACTCCAGTAACCGATTATATTCATTCTCGGTAGGAACATTAGAAATATCCAGCTTACGTTTCATTTTAGGTCTCTTTAATTCTATCGGCTTTTTCATCCATTTAGAGAACTTCTCAATGGCTGTAATACGTAAGCGAATGGTAGCAGGAGAGAGCTTCGCCTCTTCAAGGCTTTTTATAAATCGCCTGCAATTCTCCATATTCAGTTCATTGGCGTATTCGAAGTATTGCTTAAGAGAGGTGTGATAGATATCAACTGTATGTGATGAATAATCATTGTTATCAGTCAACCATATTATGAAATCATGGAGCAGTTTCTTATTTTTCTCTGAAATAACCTCAAGTTTCTCCAAAGGTTTTACAGCCTTTTCCCGTCGGCCATATCCGATTTTAAGATAAGACAATAAATCACAAACAGCCGCACACATAAACGAATGGCGCACCATAGCATCCGCATTTTTATGTTTATATTTCAAATAACCGCGGCGATTGATTTCTTCGGCGCTCTCAAGAAAATCCGTTACATACTTGATATACTTACCAATGGAATCATAGTTTTTTCCTGTTGTATACAGGTATGATATGTAATCTACCAATATTTGTTTTCGTTTATCATCCATTTCCATTTAATATCAAATCACACCAGGTATTATCATTCTCAAAAAACCACTCAAAACCACAAGCTTTGTGTTTGCCGGGTTTCTTATGGCAGATATAACTAATCAAGGACGGGCTGATCCCTGTTGCCTTGCCTGCATCTTGAATAGAAGGGAAGATACCACACAGTTGACCATTTTTTATAGCTACTACACTTTTCCGATTCATGCCAGCACCCGTCTTGTGCCATGCTCCACGCCCTTTTTCCAAATTCTTTAAGCATCTACGTTTACTCCATCTTGAATGGAATTTCAACTTCTTCCCCTTGTTATGAGGGGTGTGACCTTTCAGGAACCTGCCATTTACCAAATTTCTTGTAGGACGTTCTATGGGTATATATAATTCACTCATTTCTGATTTGTTATGAATATCAATTATCAAATATATGCGCAAACACACTCTTCTCATCAGCCAGCTCCAACCCAAGCTGTGAAGGGAACCGCTTGATGTAATTATAAAACTCGAACATCTTCTTATCATCGTCTCCGCACCGGTCTACCAACAATCTGATAAACGCAAGAAGACAATCGGAGTCGTTTCCAAAATTCTCCTGTGTGGAGAACTGGGTTTTGTCAACGTCCTGTTTCAATTTACGAATAGAAGCTATAGCTGTGTTGAAGTTACGTTTCGCATCGTGGCGTAATTCATAGCCTTGCTTCCCCATTTCACTTCTCAAATCATAGAGAAGGGTTTCTACAACATCTGTCAACACATAGGTTAAGTTGAGGGTAGTATTAAGATTTGTTGTTCCTACTAACATAGCTTTACTTGTTTCTTATTTGGATAAATCCACGTTTTTCTGTCTCTCTAAGGAGTTCCATATCTTCTTCCTTGATATCACAGGGAGTCTCACCGTTTACGGTAGTATAGTCCGGAATATTAAACTTATCCCTGATTTTCTTTTTGATTCTAGGGATGTCTTTAGGATCAAGATGCTTTGTTTTCCAATAGATAGTTACTTTCATGATTCTTGCTTACTATAAAATTCTTCTAATTGCATTTTATGCTTTTCAAACTTTCTTTTGGCTAGCTCATCCATTAAACTGTTAGATATACGCAAAGCATTGATAGCAGATTCATCCCCAGATGCTGCACGCTTTTCAAGTTCCGTCCTATACTCTTCATAGAACATACCGGACATAGGCTTTAACTCATCCTCTATATGCGATTTATGCTCATTCCAAGACTGGGTGTCGGCAGCAGCACATCGTTCTTTGTTATACTCACGAAGCCAACTCATAATCACCTGCCCATCAATACGATTGTATATTCGTCCGTATTTCATCTTCATGGCATTTTTAAAACAGAGCTTCAAGTCGTCCATTTTGAAATACGGATATTCCTCCATAATCAAATCAACGGTTATAGCTACCTGAACATCAGACATGGTTTCAGTAGCATTGAAAAACTCCAAAGCATCGGCAAGTAAAAAAACAACGGCTGCTCTTGACTTTGTTTCTCCAAGTATCTTTGTGATTGTTCCTATTGCTGGTTCTGAACTTAAAAATACATCTTCAATCGTTTTGGGGCGAAGCATCTTGCAGTATTGCTCCGGCGAGGTTTTTAAGGCGACCAACCGACTCTCTTCTTGTGGCAGCAGTATCAGTTCGTTTTCCATTGTAATTACCTTCTAAAATTTTAGTATAATTTGCTTGTTTAAATATCCAATCAAAGTTACACTTCCAGTTGCGGTCATTTCCTCCAAGAAGAAAGGGACTCTGAAGAACAAGATTGAAAGCTGTTCTGACGGATTCTTTGCCATATTGGGATATCCGGGCTTTTACGGCTTTCTTTCTATCCTCGGTCATTGACTTTATCTGCTGAAGTTTGTCTTTGAATGTAGCGTTATAGTATTCCATCAATCCATTGTAATCAACCTTTTCAGAGAGGGAGAGCGAAGAAAGCTTGTCTTTCTTTGATACTCCGTTAGGAGTATTTTCTTTCTTTTGATTATTAAGAGACATATCTATGTACTCTCTTTCTTTATCTTTCTTTGTATTTGTGCCCTCCGTGTGCCCTAATTTTTGTGAAAATTCAAATTGTGGCGGGTTATTATTCATAGGCTGTGCCGCAAGTTGTGCCCTTAGTTGTGCCCATTCTTCTTTTAAACTATTGATTTCCATGTTAATATCCGTGCCCTTGATTGCGTCCTTAGTTGTGCCTACATCGTTATATTCGTCATATTTGCACAATGTTATGATATTGATGCCTTGCGTACATTCAGAAGTTATCATGCCTTCTTTCCGTAGGTGCTCCAAAAAAGAACGGACTTTCTTTTCTGACCATTGCCAACGTTTTGCTAAAAACCTAATGGATGCTGGGTATTGCCCACGATTATAGATCACCTCTCGACCTCCGATACACTCCTTTCGGGGCGTTGCATCAAATCGTGCTGACTGTATTAAGTCTAACCACGCTTCGCAACTGCTAAATGTCCGGGCTTCATTCCACATTATATTCGAGAAGAACCTGCGGCTTAGTTTTATAAATCCTTTATCGTTTTCCATTTGCTTAGAATCTCACGTTTGTTAATTGTCTTCCTTTAGAGCAAACTACCCATTTACCATTACCGCTATCAAACAACCGTAAATCAGAGACTTCGCCAAAACGTTTGATATTACCGCATAAATCCACAATCCAGCCGTATTTTTTGGAAGGGTGGGGGCGGATAGCCCGACCGACTATCTGATACCACATGGCAAGTGACATCGTAGGACGTGCCATAACGACCGTATCAAGTTCCGGATAGTCAAAGCCAGTCGTAAGTACACCCACATTAGCTACTACCGGAATTTCACCAGCTTTGAACGCCTCAAGAATATGTTCACGTTCTTTCTTAGGAGTATCACCTGAAACGATAGCGCAACCGGGTATAGACCAAGTTAACCGTTCGGCTTCTTTCAAGAACCGGGTAAACACTAAAATACCTTTCCGCTTTCCTCCGGCTTTGGGATTCATCAGCCTTTGGACGATATGAACGAGATAACCGTAGAAGTCTATCCGTTCATATTCTCTTTGAACTGACCTATCTGTATAGTCGGCACCAGTGGTATTTACTTTCAAATTGAGTTCGTTCCATCCCGAAGGATTCATTGGATAATAATTTAGTTTTGCTAAATATCCCAAATCTAATAGGGTTGATACCTGTACATGGTAAATGACCTCTGAAAAAACATGCGGCTTTGTCCGGGTGATGAATTTCAGCATAGAGCCGAAATCACGGCTGGAGCTTAAACGGTATGGTGTTGCAGTCAAGCCAAGAACCTTGCACTTTACCGCATCAAAGAAATCCTTGTACATTCCCTCTTTAGGGTTTACAAGGTGGCATTCATCAACAATGATGTTCTTGAAGTGGGTAAACAGCTCAGGATGATTCTTCACACTGCCGATGGTGGCAAATGTTATCCGGCTTATTTCTTTTGAGTTAAAGGATGCAGAATAGATGCTGCAATCAAGAATGCCGTATGAGCAGAGTTTCTTGAAATTTTGCTCAAGTATTTCCTTCGAGGGCTGGAACACTAAGGTATGCCCATCAAGTCTTGCGGCTATATCCGCTATGATAAGGCTCTTTCCGCTTCCGGTCGGTAACACCATAATGGCATTTGTTTTCTTCGCCTTATTGTTAAAGAAAGAAACGGCAGCATCAGAGGCTTTCTGTTGATAATCTCGTAATACATAACTCATAAACCTTTCTCCTTTCGTAATTTCTTATTAAGGGCCTTGTAATACTTGATTAGCTGTTCATAATCAAAATCTGATTTCTTATAATTTTGAGGATTATCCTTCGAATCTTTTATTTTCCATTTTAATAAATCAAACTTCTGTTGTCCGATTTTGGCTATCAAATTCTCACGGTAGCCTTCAAGGTGGTCGGCACGGAAACGGTTGCACGCACGGCATTCGGCATGGCAATTGTTCTCATCAAAACGGGTCGCCAGATGTGTACGACTGAAATAGTGCCCGCAGTCTGCTTGTGTAAACGGCTTTATCTGTCCGCACGAGATACATCTAAAATACCCGTTTGGCATTGCATCACGAAGCCGGATAAAAAGGGAAAACTCCTTGTCGAGCTTAGCTTTCAAATCCGGCTTCTTCTTTATTGTTATCCCTGCTTTATCAAACAGAGGTAAAGGCTTGTCTTTCTTCTTGGCCTTTGTTCGTTTTATGTAGTATGGCATTATTTAAATCCCCATTCTTTCATGTAGTCAATGTTTTCAGGAAATCCCTCTACTGATTTAGGACTAAGGAATATTTTCTCACTTTCTAATTTCGAGCCTCCCCATTCGGTAGGTGGACACCTTTCGTATTCTTCTTTAGAAACTTCGTTTACATTAAAACGTGGCTGGAATCCGTATCCTTGTACGCTTTCTCCTAAAAGATGACTGAATTTCCGTAATGCCCATTCAAAAGCAATTTCTTTATGAAGGTAATGCAAAGAAAAAACCGACATATATATTTTATGTTGGAAATTTCCTGTTTCTGTTAAGTCAGGATTACATCTGATACAGAAATACTTAATACGTGAAAGTATTTCTTCAACAAACCTTTCATGCTTTTCGCAATCTTCTTTCGTTAAGAACTCTTTCCCGTCATTCGCAATGTAAATAGTCTTGGTAATTTCTTTTGTTTCCATGCTGTTTTTTATTAAAGCCCCGAAGCGTATTTTCCGGGACACAACCATTATTTACTAACCCTTGCCATTTATGTGTGGCTCACATTTATGTGGAGATGGGGCGATTCGAACACCCAATTAAGGACTTATCCTTTTGCGCTACTTCTAAGGTTAATTACTCCTTATATCTCACGTACCGTACTTTCTACCATGTGCACCTCTCGAAAGTCAAAAGCACTCCACTGCGCACCCCCATTTTCGCCCGCCCCATCTTCACAGACCGGACAGGCAGGTTAACAAAGTTATACTTCGATGATTACGATGTCCGGTGCAATCTGTCTGATGGCATCCAACTGTACATCAATGACTTTATTCTTGTATTCCTCAATGGCTTCATTTGCGCCAGCCGACACAAGAGAAAGAGAAACATCTCGACCGTCTACATCAGCGTAAATCTCGACTTCTATCTCTTCATTGTCAAAGCCTTTGAAAAGAGGGATATTCAGTTTGAACGATTTCGGCAAATTAGAATCAACCACCTGCGAGTAGTTGTCAACTTTGCTGCCATTTTCCTCCTTACTGCGTTCGATGTCTTGGTTTACTTTTGCCTTGAAGTTCTTTAAAGTAGAAACAAGCATCATATTTTGCGATTTATCGGTAAAGAAAGCACGGTGCATTTTGATGAACTTAGACAGCTTAATAGGTTCCCATTTCTTATCCGTGTTAATGCCAAACTCCATCATTTCCTTGGAAGCCTGTAAAATACCGTTGATTTCAGTCTGATAGTAGTTGGTTTCATCAATAGTTAATGCTAACCCCATCTTATCACGGTTCACAATGAGATTGGTCGATTTTTGATTAATCAGTTCGATACGCTTTTCCAACCATCTGAAAGGTGCATCTATCGTTCCATTGATAACTACTCTTTCCGGCTCTTTCGGGTCAAGTGCTACGGGGGCTTCTCCCTCTCTCAATACTACTTCAATTGGTGCACCGTTATAATCTTTCGGTACAATTACGTTTAATTTGTTCTCGCTCATGATTCTGTTCCTGTTTTACGATTAATATTAAAAATAGTTCTTTGCATTTCCTGCGGCATTATAGGACGGGAATAAACCAGCTCACCAAGTTTGTTGTAATACCCAGCCATCTTTTCTTCATGATAGAGAATTTTTACACACTCTTCATGTTCAACATATTCAGAGCCTTTCTTTATATTTTCAAGAAGTTCCTGTTTTCTTTCATTCAAAGGCTTTAGCTCTGCCTTAAATGCTTCCATTGCTTCTTTTTTCTCTATCTCAATATCATTAATCTGAATTGAGGTTTCAGCAAGAGATTCTTTCTTTTGAGCCAACTCATCCGGTGTAAAGCGATGAGTATAGCCAATCTCTTCCACTGCATCGGCATTGTCCTGTAAGAACTGCCATCTATCCTTTTCGGGGATTTCTTGACCTAAAAATTTGTCCATAAAATAAAATTTAAATAAATTCTTTGTTACGTTCAATTTCTTGCTGGGCATATACCAGCATTTGATGTTCATTAGCAGCCGGTAGATAAATATCTGCCTGTGCCGTGCTCCAATTACGGAAACGCTCAATAGATAAAGTCATTTCTCCTGTTGTCAGTTCTGCCGAACTGCGTAAATAAGTTACTTCTTCACCTTTCTTGTTGATCGTTTTGCGTTCAAACAAATCACGGTTGCAAGTTCTCTTATAGAAGTCAATTTTGGCTTCGTCAAGGCTACAACCGTACTCACTACCGAAATATCCTAAAAGAAGATGTAAGTAGCTGTTTTGGGCAAGCGTGCGGTTAGGTAGTTTCTTTTTCACTTCCACCACCGCACGTTCACTAAACAGCTTGTTTACATACTCTTTGAACTTGGGTATTTCATAATGATTTGATAAATTAAATATCATTTTTCTTTTTCCAAATATAGCCACCAGCCGTTTTCCTTTTGCCGAGCGTACAAGCATTGATACTTGATGCAGCAACTTGTGTTTCAAGAGAAGCCACTTTTGCACTTTCAAATTCAGCTATATAATTCATTTGTAATCCAAATTGCACAACTGGAATTGAATGAGTTATAGACATCTTTCTTTTAGAAAAACTTGAATGCTTTTTATTATACATTGGATGTTTTTCCCCTTTTCGGCTCATTGACATTCGTTTTTTAGTTTCTGCATTGATAACTTTACCTTTAGCAGATTTACTAAAACGGCTTTTAGTAATAGGATTATTATTGTTTTCCGTGCGAGTTACCCACCTTAAATTACAAACATTATTATCCGTTCTAATTCCATTAATGTGGTCTACCTCTGGTTTATTAAATGGATTGGGGATAAAAGTTTCTGCAACAATTCGATGTAACAGTCTTTTATCTTTTCTCAAAGTAACATAAACATATCCGTTCTTTACTCCAACATTTGGAGTAAGCACCTTATTAGGATTCCGAACTTTACCTGTATTAGAAACTTGATAATATCCATTATAACCTTTTACTGTTTTCCAAATCTCTTCCATATCATTCTTCAAATCGAAAATCATACGCTAAAAAGGTAAGTCGTCCTTTGCATTACCATTTGCATCAACCGGAGGCGGAAAATCCTGCGGTTGATGATAAGTTGGCTGTGGTTGTTGTATTGGTGCAGTTTGTGGGGACTGGGATACACCGCCACGCCCTTCTATTTTGTAGCACCGGATAGATGCCATACGTTTAAGCTCCCCATCTTGATTCGTCCAAGAACGCCCTTGTAATGCGAATGACACAGTCACCACATCATCATTTTTATAGCGGTCAAGTTCTGCACATTTATCACCTGAAAACTCTAAGGGAATAACATTTTCATACTCGCTACGCTCACCCGTATAAGGGTCATAAGTGGTAGCATCTAAAATAAATTCCCGTTTAGTAAATGGGGAACCACCACTTTTAGATGGAATTTGGACGATCTGACCGATTTCGATAATTCTTCCAGTTATTTGATTTGCCATATTAATTTATTTTTAATGTTACACTTCCAACTACAGAAGACTCTTTCAAGTATTTTTTATAAACACCTGGATAGTCTTTTTCAAAAGACTCTTTGTCGAACAATTTGCGGATGCTGTCTTTCTTACGCACGAACTGGATAGATTCACCTTGCCAATTATAGACGCCGACCTTTACCATTTCCTGCATTATACCGTCTGTGAGTTCCTTCTTCTTTTCCGCCCAATATTTAGCCTGCTCATTAATCTCGATAATGGTTTCTTCTATTGCCCTATATTTATCCGGCAGGTTTATTTTATCAGGCGTAAAATACGGGTTAATGAATTTTTCACCATTCACTTCACATTCAAGAAGCCGGATAATAATCTCATCGGGAATCCTTTCAATATCTACCAATTCGGCAATATGTCCCCTAAGCCATATGCCAAATAGCTTATCTACTTTTAATTCAGGGTTGTTCAACTCGAAGAAATAGGCGTAAACGGAAAGCTGCCATCTAAGATAGTCCTTATCCAACTTGTAGGTAGTCTTTATATCTCCCAAAGAGTATCCCTTATCGCTTTTATAAACTTTGTCTATACAAGACGCAAAGTGTTTATTATCGCTTACTAGATATTCAGAACACACATACGACAAGCCGAGCGATAATTTTAATTCTAGATAGTTTTGAGCTTCCTCCACACCCATATCGCATCCTATATCATCCAAGGTTTGGCACACCTCATGAATGAAACGCCCTCTTTCTGCGGCTTTTTCGAGAACCTCTTTAGGAATATTGTTGTATTTATCCGGGAATATTTGTCTGTTAATCATTCCGGTGATACCCGATAAGCTCACACCGTTCAGCGAATAAGTATGAGCTTCGGGGTCGAATATTACATCTGATTTATGCAGCATCTTTAATCATATTTACTTTGTTATTAACAGCTTTGACAAAAACCTCGTTTTTGCCTAATACCGCCCTGTAATTATCACAAATTTGTTTTATTGTTTCAATGGATTGTGCAGCATTCACCTCTTGGAGTGCCATTGCCAACGTGTCAGTCTGCTCGGATTTTTGAGGTTCGGTTTTCGGTTTTATCACCTTGCCCATCTCATATCGTTTGTTACCTTTATTATCAACAATAACAAGCGATGTAATTTCACGCTTATCATTATATCCGATAGACTGTACCTTGAATGTGGTTTTTATTTTGCCATTTGCGTTCAAATCATCTTTTGCTATGTTCACCCAAATAAAAGGTGCGGTATATAGCTCTCTCCCTATGCCGAAATTAAAACAGGCTCTTTTAAACGAATCGGATGCCTGTCCTTTTTCCTTTTCGGTGTAGCTTTCTGTGCCAACATCCTGCTTAGTTATCCACATTTTCTTTTCGTTATCCCAAACAGACACATTGCAATATAGGTTTCCGTCTATAAGTTCGTGACTTCTCATCCAGTTCATTGGGCCGAACGTTTCATCAAGAAGCCTCATGTCGCATCTTGCATCCTTATATAGCAATAAGGAACATCCTGCCTGCGTGACAGTTGCTATACGGGCATCTATCTCATCAGCATTTAACAGCCTTATTTCTTTCATATCTTATATTTATTTAAAGTGGTTTAAATTGCTCCCAGAATGCCGATCAAGGCAAACCGGGAATAGATTACTCACACGGAATAACTTCACCATTGATTAACTTATAGTAAGTGTCAGGTTTTATAATTTCGCCATCAACCCTTACAGCTTTAACTTCTTTAATCGGATACACATTGCCATCCCATTCCCCTCTTTCTGTAAGAACTATCCAACAACCAATGCTGCCTTTAGCCTTACTATCTTTCCCTGTTACTATGGCTATTGATTCTTTTCCGGTTACTTCTGCTGCTGATTGGTATCCGGTGTTCGTCGCTGCTGATTGGTCTCCGGTGTTCGTCGCTGCTGATTGGTTTCCGGTGTTCGTCGCTGCTGATTGGTATCCGGTGTTCGTCGCTGCTGATTGGTTTCCGGTGT